CAGTTCCTTATCTGTCAAAAGGCGTTCTCCATTTTTCCCATATAGCTCCTCGTCACTCTCCTCTGGTTCTTCCTCTCGGATCGGTTCTTCTGGTTCTTCCGCAGACTCGACCTGTGAAGAATCCGTTTCTTCCGTGCTATCCCACGGAAGAACGATGGGAGTCACCGGCTGCTCCGGCTCCTGCTGTGTTTTCGGCTGCGATTGCTGTTTTGTGCTGGAGATTAACTCCAGCGCACCTCTCATACTCATGTCACCGGAAGCGACTTCCGCTTTCTGCTCCGGTGTAAGTTTCTCCGTGATACTTTTGTACCGCCGAACCTGGCGGTCGCTGACGTTGAGCAGAGCCGCCAGCCCTTTTTGCAGGGGGCCGCTGTACTCGCCGGACTCCTGCATCCGGCGCAGCAGCGCGTCCGCGTCCAAGTAAAAGCGAAGCTTCTGTTCCATTGTGTATTCCCTCGTACTCAGATTCGCGCTGTGCAACATGAGCTGCGCACGGTCGGGGGAAAGTCCGCTGTACACACGGCAGGGGATGCGCTGCCATTTCAGATAATCCCGAATGGATTTGTACCGCTTTTCCCCTGAAATTAAAGTGTAGTGCTCGGGGCTTTCCCGATGCACTACAAGAGGATGGATTAAGCCGTTAACCTTGATATCTTCGGCCAGAGCGGCCAGCTCCTCCGGTGTATCCTGCTCCGCATAGGGATTATTCTCTGCGAAATGAATGAGGTCGGCGTCCACCAGCTCGTCATGGGCGACGGTTTCCATTGCCGTCGCCTTATCCTGTACCTTTTGCAGTCCTTTGGTGATGGCCGCTAAATCAATTTTCGCCACTGGTGTCCCCTCCCTCCAGGCGCTGAATGATTTCATCTGCCAGCGCCGTGTAGTCCGTACAGCCGTTGCTGCGCCGTGCGTAGAGGTTGATGGGCTTGTGCGCGTTGATTGCTGCTGAAAGAGCGGAGTTCTTTCGGATCAGCGTATGGAAACAGGGGAAAATATCTTGCCCCTGTAAGGCTTCCGTATAGGCTCTTTTGTTGGCCGTGCGTTCGTAGATGGTTACGAGCACCCCCAACACGTCCAACGATGGGTTCACACCCTGTCGGATCTCTACTAGTTCATTCGCCATGCACAGCAGGCCGTGAATGGCATAATCATCCGGGATGGTGGGCAGCAGCACATAGTCGGCATAGGCCAGAGCGTTTGTCTTGATCCGGTTTCCGCTGGGCGGGCAGTCCATCAGGATAAAGTCGTACAGATCGGAAACATCCGTCATCGTTTCCCGCAGCGTGTATTCCTGACGTCTGGTTTTCATCATCAAATATGTTTCAATATCCTTGAAATCGTAGGAGCCGGGGAGAATGTCCAGGTTTTCGATCCTTGTGGGCCGGATGGCTTCCTTCACATCGTTCTTGCCCATCATCACACCCGTAATGCTGGGCAGGAGATCGTTGTACAGGTCAAAATAGGCGGTCGCGTAGCTCTGCGGATCAAGATCGACCAACAGGACACGGAAACCCTTTTCGGCCAGGATAGCGGCCAGGTTGACGGCGGTTGTGGTTTTTCCCACGCCGCCCTTTTCATAGGTGATTGCGATTTTTGTCTTTCTCATGATTGTCTCTCCTTATATATAGAAATTTATGTGCCACGGCTTGCGCCGTTTCAGCCCCTTTGTTTTATCCAAAATATAGCAGCTTGACTTATAACCGTAGATTCAGTAAAGTAATATATATCCCAATTTCTTTTGGCTGCTCTTTGAAAAAATGAATAAAAAAAAGAGTTTCTGTCGAAACTCTTTTACATGTAAGGATCTCATAACTTTTAATCAGGGTGTCCGGGGTTCGAATCCCCGATGGTTCACCAAGCAAAAACCGCATCAGATAGCCGTTTTTCGGTTCTCTGTGCGGTTTTTCTTTTTGTCTTAAATTGGAATTTGTTAGTAACGTGTTAGTAACCGGATTTTTCTGATTCAAAATATACTTTCAATCTTTCCCGGCAAAGATAAAAATATCTTAGCATTTTTTGACACTATCCCAGTAGCCGGATCGCCCGCGTCAACTGCTCCGCATTGGCGTGATTATAGATATTTGCCGTTACGCTGTAATCAGCATGTCCCATGATTTTTTGTAAATCCTCCGGTCTGGCTCCGGCTTCCACCATCATGCTTGCAAAGGTATGTCGAGTGGTGTGCAATGTCCGCTTCGGCAGCTCCAAGCGTTCCAAGAGAGGGTAATACTCCCGCTCTCTAAAATTATGATAGCTCTTTTTTCCTCCTTGCGTGTTACTCACAAGATACTCACCCGGCTCCTGCATCAACGCACGCACATGAGCCAGTATAGGTAATGCGATGGGGATCGTCCTGTCTCGCCCTGCATCCGTTTTCTCGCCGCCTATCATGTGCGGCGTTTGTCTGTCCAGATGCACGTCAGTCTTGCGGACAGAAAACAACTCGTTGATCCGCATCCCGGAATATATGAGGATCATCACGATGCGGGCCACCGGATCAGTTTTGGCCGCAGTCTCTATGATCTTCCTTTCCTCCGCCGTGAAAATTTGCTTTTCTTTCGTGGTTGACTTCCCGACGTTCAGCCCTTCCGCGTAGTTTCGGGGGATGATATCATTTGCCTGCGCCCATTTACAAAGCTGAGAACATATCACGCGTACCTGATTTTTCAGGCTCCGTGATTTGCCGTCAAGCCCGTCAATGATTTCTTGGTAGTCCGCCGTTCTGATTTCCCGCATTTTCCGGCTCGCAAGCGGGGAAAGCTTTTTCCATGCGCCGCTATACATTTCCTGCGACTTTTCGGCCAGCTCCGGCCATGCCTGCGCCTTCCAGTGCTCGAAAACTTCCTCCAGAGTGATGTTATACCAGTCCGACAATCTCTCGCCCTGTATGGCCGCAAGAGCCTCCAATGCCTCTGTCTTGGTAGAGTAATACCCAACGATAACGCCTTTTCTCGCGGCCACCCATGGCCTTTTTCGCTTGCCTTTCAGTTTGTACACTGTCCCCATCCCGTTCGCGCGCTTCCGCGCTTTCGTCGTGCTGGCCGTCTGCGCCTGCTTCTTCCCGCACGCTGGACAGTATAGAGCGCCGTCCGGCAGCGGCTCTTTGCATCTGATGCAGATCAAAAATACCACCTCCAAGGTATAGCTTGAAAAGCCTACCCAAGACGTGGTATAATCATGATGATCGGGCATGATTATCCGCAAGGGTAAGCTTGTCTCACGTCCGCCTTTCCTGCGCCAACAGGAGGGGCGGATTTTTCATTTTACATATTTTTTAATTTCCGCTAGCTCTCGGATTCGTTCGAGAGCTGTTTTTTGTCCTTTCGCGTTTAGCTTGTGTACCTCCTCTATAATCTCATAGTCAATCGGCGAAAAAGTAATACTTCCCACATGCGCGAAAATCTCCGGTATTTTTGCTTGGTCTGAAAAATTTCCATCAGTTTTTTCTTTTGCTTTCTGTCCGATTAGGTAAAGGGCTTTCAGGCGCGCTGGCTCCTCCTCTGCCTTGTTTGAATCAATCAAAGTCGCTATAGGAACTCCAAAAATACGAGAGATCTTTCTGAGTGTCTCCAAAGGCGCTTCCCTTTTTCCTGATTCATAGTTTTTCAAAGACGCCAAAGAGATTCCGCATGATTTTGCAAGTTCCTCTTGTGTAATTTTTGCGCCTTTCCGAAAGTATTTGATCCTTTGACCAATAAGCATTCAAATCTCACCTCGATGTTTTCAAATGTTTATATTTTCCGATTAGTGGTTAACGAAAAACTAAAGGCGGATTTTTTATAAATGAATTGACAAGGAATCTGTAAATATTTTTATTGTCTTTTGAATATCTTTTTCGGTTCCAATTCCAAAAGGATGGGATTTTTTAATGACTTCCGACATGTGTTTTAAAAGGTCTTTTAATTCAAAATTCAAATGCTGAGCACATGATTCAATATTTTTTGCCAAATAAAAGCTTTGAGAAGATAAGTCAAACATTTGCAGCGATTGCGCTTCCTTAATCCACACAGCAAAAGATAATATATATGCATTAAGTGCGTTTTCATATTCCCCAATTTCCATCATAAATCTTGCGGTGTTTGTTATAACTCTTTGATATTCGCTTTTATTATTTGTTCGATAACATTTTTGAATATCTTCGCTTAACAATCTAGTTAAAATAATATTATTGCTTTCCTGAGGAGTTTTTTCTTTTTCTTGTAGAAGACGATAATAAGAAAAACCAAGACTGTGATCAATACTATCCTGAATTATACTGTAAGGCTCAATAGCTTCCGTGCCTAAATCAGTAATATAAAATTTTCCAACCGGAAAAATTTCTTGTAGTTCATCTTCCGGCACATAATCAAGCAAACGTTGAACTAATTCTGCTTTTTTCCCAGTTGTTTTTAATTCTCTTTCCGCAAGAACAGCTTTTAAATCAGGGATTGTTTTTAAAGAAATGTTTTCTCGCAAATCTCCAACGGCTAAAAAACCATCTTCTAATAATCTTTCTTTGGCAAAAAGAACATTTCTTCCAAAAGCAGATTCTGCATAATATGCGGGGACTTCATAATCTGTTGTTTTTTTATTCCAAAATTTCAAAGCTTGTGCATCCAAAAACGAAATTTTAGCGTTTGCAGGAGTAGGAACATTTTCATCTGGATCGTTAGATTCATGGGATACAGTCACGAAAGACCCTAAATCATTAACGTCTGAAACAATTTCGTTTCTATCTCGGTTTATCGCTTTTTCTTTTGAAAACAAAGAGAAAAATTGGTTTAATAAATTTTTCATTTCCCCATCTCCGTCCAATAGTCAGGACTTTGCTTTGATTTTTATAGAGAAATATCCCGTTAAATCTTGGAAAATTTGCCCCTTGCTTTAATCGAACATCTGTTCTATACTGTTTCCATCGAAAGCAAAGAAAGAGAGTGTAAAGGATGCAAAAAAGTTTGATACCTTCAAATGTTCAAAAGCTTTCCGATTACATAAACCGCCAAGAAAATCCCCAGCGGTTTATGTGCTTACTGCTTACGTTCTGCAAACCAAGCCCGGAGAATTTCTCCAACAGAAAGCAGAAACCGAAGATCGGAGTCGGATAGATCTTCTCCATCTTTAAAAAATCCCAGCTGTATCAAAGCTTCATACAGTTTCTCCGGGTCTACTTTTGCCTCTGCATCGTCGTTTGACGGTGTGGGGGCTTTTTCTTTTGTTATGCCTAAAAGGAAATCTACAGAAACGCCACACACGCGCGCGATATCCACCAATAGTTCAGATTTTGGATCATGCTTTCCACTCTCATACCCATGAAAAGTATTGGGAGCTACGCCAATCCTTTCCGCTAATTCCTTTTGTGAAAGCCCGGCATATTCACGCGCTTCTTTTATTTGGAACTTCATGATTTCCCTCCTTTCTTTATCGCTATTGTAACACTTTGTTTTCTTTTGGTCAAGAACAAAATTCGAGAAAATAGAATTTTGTTTCTAAAATCGCTTGACATATTCGATAAATTAGATTATTATATTATTGTACTTCGAGATTCTCGATTTTGGAGGTGAAAAAGTAATGAGAGTAAACATTGAAGCAGAAAGAGGAAGATTGCAGCTTACCAAGGAAGAAATTTCTAAAGAGCTGGGAATCAGCTCTAAAACTTATCTTCATTACATTAGAGGGAACACACCCATTCCGTCTGACGTGCTTGTGAAGATGGCTACTCTTTTTCATTGCTCTGTGGATTATCTTTTGGGCCTGAGGGTGGAGAAAGCGGGGTGAGAAAAATGGAAGAAGAAAAAAGAATGATTTTGGAAAATGGGAAAGGGTATTTCCTCGCTGATGTATTTGTGAAACACGTTGATGACCTCGCAAAATTTGTAGGAAGAGCAGAAATCTTATCCGTTGCAGCTATTGTTTTAGCCGTGGTGGCAATCATTTTAGCAATATTACTCTGACAATCCCAGGAAAGATAGCAGACGATATGCTGATGATTAAGGCGCAAATAGAAATGATGAGGGCAACAAGAGAAATCCAGTTGTTTTTTAGGTATTTTCGAAATTGACTGATTGCATACTCTTTTGGTTTGTAACCTTTCAAAGTAAGGGATATCCCATTTGGAATGCGTTTATCTTCTGGATGATCAGAAGGGTAAAGATATCCTATATATTTATCTTTTTCCAAAAGTTTGCAGGCTTCTATTACATCATGAGGATGTAATTTTGAATCTGTTGCCAGTTCATAAAAAGTAGGATACCAATTTCCGTTGTCTCTCATTTTTTGTGCCGTACGAAGAACTGTTTTGCAGGTTTTCATCATTTTAATCGACTTCCTATTTCTAATTTAACACAAGGTAAATAATGTACCAGAGAAAGCGGGGTGAGGGGATGGAGAAAGAACCAAAAATCATTGTCAAGGTAGATGACACCGACGTGTTTTCTGCCAAATGGACAATGGAGCAAATGACAGTTCTTATGAGCTTGATTGACAGCAACAGACGGCGCACATATATCTGCTACGCGCTTACGGCAGTATCCTTACTTCTGTCACTTTTGGCATTAGCGACATGATGAAAGCAAGAATGCTTAATATTAGGGCAACCCCCGATATTGCCGTGGGAATAACCCATTGAAGCCATGCGCGGCGGCGTTCTTGCAAAAACTGTTCTGTTTTTGGAGAAACCCAAAAACGATCGTTTTCACCGACAGAAAAATTGCCGTCCCGAAAAACAGTCATTCGGTTGTCTGGCTTTGTACATATCATATATTCAGTCAGACACAGGTTCACCAATTCCATAAAATCTAAATCTTTGAATTTGCGTTGCAGGTCGGAAAAGGTGCAGTTTTGATGCCGGTGAATGTATTTCAGCAGTTTGACAGTGTTGTTTGTAATCGCTGGGCCTTTACATGACATAACGCGTGCATTCTGATGGGCCGCTTGACCGCAGACCCAGAGCTGAGAACTACACAGACGGGCAAAAGCGTTGTTTCTTTTTCGCTGGCGGTTGACAGAGACTTTCAGCAGAGCGGCGAGAAACAGGCAGATTTTATCAGCGTTGTCGCTTGGGGAAAGACTGCGGAGTTTATCGACAAGTATTTTCGTAAGGGCCGGATGATTGCCGTTGTAGGCCGCATCCAGACCCGTACATACACCGACAAGGACGGGAACAACCGAAAGGTTGTAGAGATAGTAGCCGACAAGGTGAGTTTCACCGGAGAGAAGGCCGACACGGCAGCGCAGGAACCGAGCCGGATTGAAGGGTATGAACCGGCCGGCAAGACGAGGAGCCCTGTATCGGCTGCGGATGTTGGGTATGAAAGCGGAACCCCGGAAGATTTCGCCGAGGTTCCCAGCGACGATGATCTTCCGTTTTAAATATTGGAGGACGACCCATGCCAAACCGAGTAATAAAGGAATCGATTAAGTGTAGTCCACAAATTGATGCTTTGACCTGGTTCGAAGAGGTTGTTTTCTATCGGTTGATCGTTACGGCGGATGATTATGGCTGCTTTGATGGCAGACCTATTGTGATAAAAAAGCAATGCAATCCCAAGGGCGGCAGGCAACGGACGTAGGAAACAAATTTCGGGATGCAGCAAGCGGAGCAAATGCTTTCACTTCTGCCTTGAAAACCTTGATTTCTGTTGCCGCCGTCAAAAGCCTGTTAAACATCTCTGACCAGGTGGCAAACGTCAACGCGAGATTGTCCATGGTTGCCGGGCCTGGGGAATCTGTAGAAGGGCTACAAGCAGCAATCATGGCTTCCGCGAACCGTTCGCGGGCAAACTATCTTGATACAGCCAACTCGATCAGCAAGATGGGTGTAATGGCCGGAGACGCTTTCTCCGGAAGTGCTGAGCTGATCGGATTTATGGAAGCTGTCAACAAGCAGTTTGTGATTGCCGGAACCAGCGCAGAGGGCATAGATGCTGCTATGCTCCAGCTTACGCAGGCCATGTCATCCGGTGTACTGCGCGGAGAAGAACTCAATTCCGTTTTTGAGCAAGCCCCAAACATCGTGCAAAATATCGCGGATTATCTTGGTGTTTCTGTCGGAGAGATCCGGGAAATGGCTTCCGAAGGAAAGATCACGTCGGAAGTCGTAAAAAATGCCATGCTGGCCGCGACCGACGAGATTAACGAAGAGTTTGAGAACATGCCGCGCACATGGGCACAAGTGTGGGATCGGGTGCAAAACGACGCGCTCGAAGCGTTTCAGCCGCTTTTTGACAAGCTTTCAGACATTGCGAATTCCGATGACATGGAGGATTTTCTGAACGGAATTGAAGATGCCATGAACGCCGCAGCCAAGGCCGCCAACTGGCTGATCGATTCTTTGCTTTGGATCAAACAAACGACAGAACCTTTTGCGGATCAAATTGGAACAATCGTCGGGGCGTTAGTAGCCTTCAAAGTTGCTACGACGCTCGCAACCATAGCGACGGACGCTTTTAGTGCGGCACTGTGGACTACACCTATCACATGGATCATTCTCTTAATTGTTGCTCTTATCGCTACAATCATTCTTTTGTGGGACAACTGCAAATGGTTCAGGGATATGTGGATCGGCGCAGTAGAGGACGTGTCAGGCAGTATGGTGTGGCTGTATAACAACGCCATTGTACCGCTTTATAACGGATGGCTAAACGCACAAAAGAACATGATTCCGGGAATCATTGATTTTGCAAAAAACGTCACAAATATTTATTATGACATGTCAACAGGAATCACAAAAAGCGTTTCAAACGCTTTGAAAGGATTGAGCGGACTTGCAAACGCTTACAATTCTTTTGCCGAAAATCTTGGATTGCCGAAAATCGATATTAGCGGTGCAATATCGGCGGTAGATGCCGCAACATCTTTTGCAGAGTCTCAGCGCAGCACAATTTTGAATGGCCTTGACGCGCACCAGAGTATCATCGAGAATGCGCAAGAGCTGAAGCCAATTGATCAGGACAAGTATCAAGAAGCACTAAATTCTTTCAAGGATTCTGCCGGTGCCTTCCGTTTTTCCGATACGTTTAAATCTATCTTTTCCGACGTGGAAAGCGCAATCAAAGAAGGAATTGATATTGGAGCCGCTAACGCTTTGGGAGATGACACGGGGCAATATTCCCCTACTTACACCGATCCAGAAGCAAACAGTCTTTTAAGCGACATCGCCGGGAATACAGCCAGCCTGAAAAAAGACGTGTCTCTTGCTCAGGAGGATGTCAAGATGCTTGTGGATATGGCGCAGCGCGAGTATATCAACAACATCAATTTGCAAACCAACGCGCCGCAGATCACCGTCAACGCCACATCTGCCAGCAGCCAACCGATTGACGGGAAAGCCCTAGCAAACAAGATCAGGGACATTTTGCTGCAGGAATCCTCTGCCAGCACAGACAAGACCTATTCCTTTGCATTTTAAGGGGGTGCGCACATGCAGACGAAATACGGATTGTACATTGCCAAGGGCACGCAGGTAGTGCGCATTCCCGTTAATCCGCAGGAATACCCAATTCAAATGGACGGGAACAACGACACTTACGATGTGATGGGGATCGGAGAAATCACGATCCCCCGCATTCCCAAACTGAGGGTAATTTCGTGGGAGTCGTATTTCCCTGTTTCTCGGGACGATCCGCTTGCGCTTAATACAGGCGCTTTCTGGACTCCTGACCACTATATCCGGTTTTTTTCGGAACGCAATGATTGGCGGTCAGATTCTTCGTTTTGTCGCAAACCGCTACATGGAGGACGGCACTCCGCTTTTCGATACCAACATCCAGTGCCTTGTCTCGAAATTTGAAATTTCGGAAAAAGGCGGCATGACCGGGGACGTGTTCTATTCCGTTGAGTTGACAGAATACCGAAATTACGCCCCTGCTGTTGTGCAGATCAAACTTCCAGACCCGCCGAAACCGGCAGAGCCACAGCAGCCCGCAAAAGTCGAGACTCAGCCCGCGCGAGAAACACCCCCGGCACAGTTGGCAGTAGGCTCTATTGTTATCTGCAACGGGAATTACTATTATTCATCGTACAAAGATGAACCACATGGGACATTTTCCAACTTTCGGGGCAAGGTGGCAAAAATTGTTACAAACGACCCGTCTCGGGCCTGCCCGGTGCTCATCGTAACAGAAAGCGGCGGCGGGCGCGGGTGGGTAGCAAAATCTCAGGTGCAGGTGGTGACGTAATGGCGACACAACTCCTATATCAGAGCGTCGAAAAGTCCAAAACATGGGACTTGACCAACGCCACAGAATCCGTTGAGCTGGAATCTCAGCGAACCGGAAGCCCCGGAAAACTGTCGTTTAAGGTACACAAATCCGGCGACTTGGCTTTTGCTCCTGGCGATCCGGTGCGGTTTGTGGCAGATGGAACCACGCTTTTCTCTGGATGGGTTTTTACCGCATCCTTTGACCGGTGGGGACAAGTGGAGATCGTTGCTTACGACCGCTTGCGGTATCTCAAAGCGTCCGCATCTTATGCGTTTTACGGCAAAACCGCCGGGCAAATCATTCAACAGATTGCCGCAGATTTCGGGCTTACTCTTTCGACAATCGAAGATACGGGTTACGCTCTCCCTTCCCTTATTATGGAAGAAAAGACGTGCCTTGACATCATCTCCGAAGCCGTACAGCAGACGCTTCTCAATACGGCAAAGATGTATATCTTTTTTGACGACGGAAACGGCCTGTGCCTGCGGGAAGCGCGGAATATGCTATCGAGCACAGCGCTCGGGCAAAATTCCCTTGTGGGCGAATTTTCATACAAACGCGATATCGATTCCCAGACATACAACTCTGTGAAACTGGCTCGCCCAAACGAAACCACAGGCCGCGCTGATACTTTTATCGCGCAGGACACGGGAACAATCGCAAAGTGGGGTTTGCTCCAATACTACGCAACGGTGGACGAGAATTTGAACGACGCGCAAGTGCAGCAGCAAGCGCAACAGACACTAGCTTACTACGACCAGGAGCGGAAAACACTGAGTCTTTCGTCTCTCGGCGTGGTAGGGCTTCGGGCCGGGCAAATCGTGTTAATGATGATCCCGAATGTGGACGGCTTGCAAGCGCAACAGCTTGTAATGTTGGACTCCGTAACCCACACTTTCCAGCAAGGTTTGCACACGATGGAAATTCAGACGCTCAATCTTTTCTGAGGAGGGCGCCATGGAATTACACGAAGTCTTACAGATGATCACTCAGAAAGCGATCAAAGGAATGGCTCTTACCGATTTGACGATCGGCACGGTGACAAGCGCATCCCCTCTGGAAATCACCACACGCAACACGATGCAAGCGCTTCAATCTTCCGTGCTGTATCTCACGGATTCTGTAGTCGAAAAATACCTGCAGTATCCTGGAGATACATCGCCCGTTGTGTGCTATGTCAACGGGCAACCGCAGCCGGTATACGGCGCAAAAGTAACGCTCAATCCCGCGCTTTCCGTAGGGGATAAAGTTTTGCTTTTGCGGGTGCAAAACGGGCAAAAATTTATTGTATTGTCAAAAATCTATTAAGGAGGGAACGCTGTGAACATATTGCCCGGCGGCGGAGAAATCGCCGCAGGAATGAAAATCCAAGAAGAAAATCAGCCGTCCCTCACATGGAAAATCAACCCGGAAACTAATCAGCTTGACGGAAAAACTGACGGCTTAACGGCGGTTTCTCAGTCTGTGGAAGCGATGCTCAGCGTGGAGCGCTTTTTCTGGCAGATTTTTACGCCTGCTTTTGGCTTTGAGACATCCGGCCTTATCGGGCAGGATTCCGGATATGTGGCTTCTGAGCTACAGCGGAGAATTGAGGATGCTTTAAGCGTTGATGATCGTGTGATTGGCGTGGAAAGTTTTTCATATACGGTTTCGGAAGAAGTTTTGACAGCCAACGTCATTGTTTCCACAGTTTACGGCAACACACAGGCGCAGGTGGAGGTGAATTTACAGTGATCAACATCTCAGATAAGACACACCAGAAAATTTTGCAAGAAGAGCTGCAAAATGTGTCAAATACGCTTGACAAGCGCGAAGGCTCTCTGATCTATACGTCTCTGTCTGCCGGGGCTTATGCGCTCGAGCAATTTTACATCGCGCTAGCTCTGGAACAACAGCAGACTTTTATCGCGACGGCTGGCGGAGAATATCTTGACAATTGGGCAATTATTGCTGGAATCACACGCAAATCCGCAACTTCCGCCGTGCGTTTGGGTGTTTTTAACATCGACGTGCCAATCGGTTCCCGTTTTTCAACCCCTGACAATGCGCTGGATTTCACCGCCACGGAAAAGATTGATGCAGGACAGTTTCAGCTCACATGCGACACGTCCGGAAGCGCGGGAAACGACTACACCGGAGAAATTCTTCCGATCACCACTATTCAAGGACTTACATCAGCGCAGATTACCGATATTCTCATTCCCGGACAGGATGAAGAAACAGACGAGAGTCTGAGAACAAGGATTCTCGATGGGCTGAACGATACGCCCTTCGGCGGAAATATCGCGGATTACAAGACAAAGATTCTTGCCCTTGACGGCGTGGGCGCGGTGCAAGTCTATCCGACTTGGGACGGCGGCGGAACGGTAAAATGCTCCATTCTCGGCGCGGACTTTTCCCCCGCGTCTCCAGAGCTGATCAAGGAAGTTCAGAATGCCGTAGATCCTCCCCCGAATCAGGGGCTTGGATATGGCACAGCTCCGATCGGCGCACAGGTAACAATCTCCACAGCAACGGCGCTTACCATCAACGTATCCGCACAGCTTACACTGGCGCAAGGATATGACATCGGGCAGGTGCAAGGGCCAATTGAAACGGCGATCGGGGCGTATATTTCCGAAATCTCTCAGGCGTGGGGAACACCGATCCCTGGCCAGCCTACCGGGTACAGTCTCAGCGTGTACGTCGCCCGTGTTATTTCCGCGATCCTTACCGTTACCGGAGCGATCAACGCTACAAGCGTGCAGCTTAATGGCGCAGATGTCGACATCACGCTCACGGAAACAAGCGCTTTGCAGCAAATACCGCAGTTGGGGACGGTGACGCTTAGTGTATAGGTTTGACCTTCCCAGTTGTCAATTTCTTCCGGAGTGGTACCGACGGATCAAAGACTTCCAAGAAGTGTGCCGTGTTCAATCTATTGATTTTGATACACTTTCGGACGATTTTAACGCCGTTGCGGATAGCTGGTTTTTCCCTGCAATGGACGTTTCTTCCGTGCAGCAGTGGGAGCAATCGCTCGGGATTCTGGCCAATCCGCAAACGGAAACGCTGGAATTCCGCCGCGCAAGGCTGATCAATCGGCTTTCTACCCGCCCCCCGTTCACACTCACATTTCTGTATCAGAAATTAGACGAGCTGATCGGGCCGGGGCAATGGGAAGTCAACGTGGATTACGCAAATTACACATTGTACATTAAAAGTTCTGCAATCGATCAGTCTTATGCTATCGAGGTGTCTTATACCGTCAACCGTATCAAACCTGCTCACATTGTGTATATCAATCAGCCGTTTTTGGCAGAAGGCTTGGCGCTGGATGAAACCGTAAATCTCACAAAAACAATTTACCATTACAAGCTGGGCGCGTGGGGCCTTGGGATTCTCCCGTTTGCATCAGCGGATAGTCAGGGGGCGATCGTTATTCCGTCTCAGAAAACAGTACAGCAGCAGTTCTTGAACGATACAGCCGCATTTGTCGGCTCCAATATTGTATCTGCAAGAATCAACGAAGACACAATTATATCCAATTTGACGAAAACTACCACTAGCAATGTCGTAAAAGTGCAGTACAGCGTCACAGCGGCAGAAACAACGCTTATCACACAGCTTGAACTGCTCAACGCAAAAAGCGAAACGCTTACATCCGCCCCGGTATACATTCCAGTTGCCGATCCCGTTATTCTCGAGCACATAATCCCGGTACAGGAGGCGATCAATAGTGGCAATTAACCCTATTTCAACGCCACTTCCGGCAGATTTGCCGGAAAACTGGCAGACAGGGCAGACCGTAGCGCCGGAAGGTTCCGACGTAGGGCTTTCGGAGCAGTATGGATACAATTACCAGTCTAAGCAGATCAACGACGCGCAGAAAGCGGTAAACACCATCGGGGCACAATTTCCGAATCTTTACGGCAAAGGAGATACCGTCCAGGTTTCTGACGGCGGCACGGGAGGAAAAACAGCCGCAGAAGCGCTTCTGAATCTTGGCGCACAGCCGGGCTTTAACTTCCTCGTGAACTCCCGATTCGCCTACAACGGCCGCAATCAACAGTCCTACGCCGCGCAGGCGTGGACGGTAGACGGATGGTTTTCGCCCTCTGGCTCCGCGACGATCACTCTCCCCGGCGGCGTGACGGTCACAAACGCGATTGCAGTCGCACAGCCGATCCAGCAGTACGAACAGCTTTTCGGGAAGCAGGCGACTTTCTCCGCCAAAGACATGGATGCAATCTACACCGTGACAGCGACGATGCCAAATTCGGCGCAGGGAACAGACTCGCAGATCGCCGCGCAGGCCACGCCCTGGGGCGATATCGCAATTTGGAACATTTCCAGCCTGTCCGCCTTTGCCGTCGTTATCAGCGTGTCCTCTGCGGCCACTCTAGAAGCGGCAAAGCTGGAACTTGGCACAACGTCTACCCTCGCCGCCGACCTTGCGCAGGGGCAGGATGAAGCGATCGAACAGCTCAGGCTGGATCTGTACGACTTTGATCCGGGCCGTCCGGCGTGGATCCTTACCCAGAACGAAAGCCTCCTTGACAACGCTTATTTCGTCGGCGGCGGCTCTCAGCAGGGTGGAGGACAGCTCCCTGTTAATCAGAAAGGACAGACGAGCTATACAAGTGCTGGTTATGGGGTCGATCGATGGCTGGCTGCTGGTAGCGGCATATCGGTGTTAATTTCCGATCAATACATTGAAGTATCTCATACAGGCACAACGTCTGGAGAATTGCAACAAAGGATCCCCCTCACAGGGATGCAAAATGGCGCATATACTTTTAGCGTTTTGACTCCCGAAAATTTATATGCCGTTTCGGGAAATTTGGATTTTTCTTCTTCTGAGTTTTCATTTTCTAAGCAGCTTCCAAACTCAAGCAATATCGATATACGAATGAAAACTTCGGATAAAGAAGGTGGTTTCTTTACAGTAAGATGGATAAGTGTCAATCCAAACTCTGTTAGCCTAATCGCCGCTAAACTGGAACTCGGTTCCCGTTCTACTCTTGCTCGCCTTGTTGATGGGGAATGGGTGCTAAACGACCCTCCGCCAAATTTCCAGCAGGAGCTGGCAAAGTGTCAGAGGTATTCGTTAGTTCTACGCAGCGATCACACTGGAAGTCGTATTTGTGTCGGATTAGGTAAAGCGTCTAACGCAACCAACTGTTTTGTTTTTGTTTCTACTCCTGTGTCCATCAGAAAAACACCCGTCGTTTCTTTTTCTGGAACATTTGTTTTATATGAGCAAGGTGCAGTAAGCACAAGCGATCTTACGGTTAGTAGCATGACAGTAACATCATATACCTCTAACGGTATAACTTTAAATATTACATCTTCTGGTCTTACAGCTGGAACCACTTATCAGCTTTGGTCAACTGCACCAGATGCGCAAATTCTATTGGAGGCAGATCTGTGAGGTAAGTTATGGAAGAAAATAAAAGCAGTGTATACGTTTACACAGATAATCAAAAAAGAATCCTTCGATGTGAAGGCGGGTATACTCTCGGCAATATAAAAAATTTTACCGGGTGGACACTTATCGACAAAGGAAATGGGGATAGATATAATCTTTGCCAGTCCCACTACTTCGTTGATGGGCTGTATACAGAGGACGGAATTCTGCGCTATAAGCTTGTTGAAAACGCAGCTCAGGCGCGCACAGAAGAAGAAATACAGGCGGACAGAGATGCAATGCCGAAGCCTGTTATCCCGCCCACCAACTCTGAGCTGGAAGCAGAAAACAAGATTTTGAAGGCACAACTTCAAGCGGCAACCGATCGACAGGATTTCTTGGAGGACTGCATCGCAGAAATGGCGATGCAGGTATATGCAGTATGATGGCCGCAATTCAGCGGTTTTTCAGAAAAATCATTTTCAGTTTTGAAAGGATGGTACAAATGATGGCTATGTTTTTTGCACAGAGAGTGATCCTTGGTAAGACGGCTTTTGCGGATGTTCCGGCGGCGCTCAAGGCTGGGTGCGCTGAGGTGCTGATCGACAGCGGCATTCCGGAGCTGGTTCCGGAGGAATATGGCGGAACGGCAAAGTAAAGGGAGGGCGTTTGCATGAAAGGAATCGACGTATCAAAGTATCAGGAACTGATCTACTGGGAAAAAGTCAAGGCGGCAGGAATTGATTTTGCAATCTTACGGGCCGGGCTGGGAAAATACATAACTCAGATCGACCCACGCTTTGAGCAGAACGCTTTCGGGGCGCTGGGTGCCGGCTTGCATGTCGGCGCGTATTGGTTCAGCTATGCCACGTCCCCGGAGGAAGCCAGGCAGGAAGCACAGGTGTGCGCTCAGGTGCTGGAACCGTATAAAGGAAAGTTTG